AAGATCGTGGAACAAGCACTGGTGCTCCAGTTGCAATTCACGAGGCAGACAGTGATATCATTAGTCAAACGACTAGGGATAAATCTTACAAGGATAGATTACCAAATGGTAATTACTTGGAGAACACTGCTAATCACTTTGTAATATTGCTAGGTGATAGTCCAACCACAGCTTTGATTTCTATGAAAGCTACTCAATTAAAAGTGAGTAGAAAATGGAACTCAATGATGATGGGTATTAAAATGCAAGGCAAAAATGGTTTATTCACACCGCCAACATATAGCCACATTTATAATCTAAAGACTGTTCAGATGTCTAATGACAAAGGAACATGGTTTGGATGGGATGTAGCTAAAGTCGGACCAGTGTCGGATAAAGGAGTCTATGACATCGCAAAAAACTTTGCTGAACGTGTAGGTAAAGGCGAAGTAGAAGCTAAACCAGAAACTCAAGAAGAAACAAAAAGAACTTTAAATTTATAAGTTCCTGCGGGAGTGGGCGGTTAAGCGAGAGTGGACCCGCCCACTAATAATTATGAATGAGAAGTTTGATAAAGCTCCTGTTAATTATGAAGATTGGTTAAATCTGGGAAGGGTTATTATACCCTGTCTCAAGGGTAAACCAGTTGTCAGTGATTGGTCCAACCCAAATTTTAAGATCACGAAAGAAGAATGGAGAACAAATTACACACACTGCGAAATAGCACTAAGACTAGATCAAGATATAGATCTTGATGTAGATAACGATTTAGTAAAAAGATTTATAACAAGTCACATAAAATCTTATGACGCTGTCTCTGGTAGAAGAGGCAATCCTAGTAGCCACTATTGGTGGAAGGGTAAAGCACCATTTAAACAATTTGTTTTACCAAATGAATTACAAAAATATTGTGAAGGTTTTCCTCATGGTTTAACTCTTTGTGAAATAAGACATGAGTCAAAACATTATACGATAGTACCAGAATCAAAACATAGTAAAGCAAATGAAACTGTAAAATGGGAAAGATATCAAGATATAAGTGAATATCCTGGTAATCTTAGTAACGATGTAGGTAAGATTGCATTAGCAACAGCTTTATGTATTACATATGCAAGTTCTGGACAAAGAGATGCATACTGCACTGCAATTGCAGGCGCATTAATAAAACACACAGAGTGGACTGAAAAAGAAATAGACGATTTTGTTTATGATGTTGCAACAGCTGCAAACGATGATGAAGCAGATAAGAGAAGAACAAAAGGAACGAGTAGTAAAAAAGCAAAAAGAAAATTTGGTATGCCTAAACTTGCAGAAATTGTGGGTTGTTCTACAAAAACAATATCAACTTTGTTTAGTTGGATAGGTATAAAAGAAGCAACAACAGAAGAAGCAAAAGAATCTATTGGAGAGATTACAGAATATGGAAGTGATAGATATTTTGTAAAAGTAAATGCTGTAGTACAAGGTCAACCAGTTGAAAAAACAATAACAGTAGATGGCCCAACACTTAGAAATAAAAAATTATTTTATGATGCTGTAATTAGTAAAGCATCTGTTTGGATTCCAGAAATGACGCCTAAAGATTTTGAAGAAATAATGAGAAGAAAATATGAAGCTAGAGAAAAATCTAAAGACTATGTTGAAGATGCAGAAGAAGATTTAAGATTTGTTAAACATTTTAAAAATTATATTACAGAAGAAAAAGTATACACTAATAAAAAAGAACTGGCTTACTTTGGTATGCCTTATTTTAATCAAGAAAAAAGTATTTTAGAATTTAATTTAGATAAGTTTGAAGATTATTTACATAAACAAAAAGTAAATTTACCAAGAGTAGATTTAGTAATTAAATGTCAGAGAATATTAAAAGCAAAAAAGAATCACGGTAAGTTTGGAGATAAGTCTTGTGTGTCGTGGAGAATACTTGACAAAGAAATTGATAAAGAAGATTTGATAATAGATGGAGAATATAAGGAGTTGCCAAGTGAAACAACCTAAATTTGTATCAGGCCCTCCAGGAACAGGGAAAACTACAGTGTTTTTAACAGGGAAGTATTTAGATTTATTAAAAAAATTTCCTCATGACAGAATTATAATTTTATCTCATACTAATGTTGCAGCAGACGAAATTAGAGACGCAATATTAAAGTTACCAGAGATAAAAGAAAAAGGTCTTACAAAGAAATCTTTAAAATATAAAATATGTACCATACATAGTTTTTGTAAAAATAGATTGGTTGGCAGGAAAGAAGTATTTAGTTATACAGATCATATTAATTTATCACGACAGGACTCTATGTTTAAACTTCAAAGAGTTAATGAATCAGAGTTTAATAGCGATAGACATAAATTTTATAGATATTTATCTGATGCACATGGGAGGGGAAAAACCCTGGAAGAACATTGGAAAGAGTGTGAGAGAGCATCTTATAAACCTTACGGTCTAAACTTAATAAAGGATATGAAAGAAATATATGATACATATAAAGAAGAAAATCATGTGTGTGACTATGCTGATATGATACAGGACTTTATAGATAAAGCAATTGAGCCTGACATAGATGCATTAATTGTTGATGAGGCACAAGATAGTAATGTTCCACAAAGAAAAGCTCTTGATAAAATGGCAACTAAAGCAAAAGAGTATTACTTTGTCGGAGATGCAGACCAAACTATATTTGAATTTGCAGGATCTGATGCAGATTACTATCATAGATTATCAAAAGATGCAGAAGAATTAGATCAAGGTCTTAGATGCGGCAAAACAATAAACGAGTTATGTAAACAAATTATAAAACCTATTTGGGACCATTATGGTTATCAAAGAATATGGAAACCTGCGGAAGGTATAATTGGCAACCATTATTATTTACCCAGCTTACAAACTAATTGTAGTGCTATGCAGACATTATTAGAAAAAATTAAAAATACTGATGAAACTTTTTTATTTACATACAGAGGGACTCCTTCTGATTCCTGGGTAAAGAAGTTTTTCAAGCAACATGGTATAGAGTTCGCACATGTAGGGAACACGGCCCACGTGCCAAAAAAAGAAATAAGATGTCACAAACTATGGCCTGAATTTATAAAAGGTACTCCTATGTCTTTGAGACAGATAAAAGATTTTTGGGATTATATAGGCAGTAAAGTAATTGTTCACGGTAAAGGAGAAGCGACTTTTGAAGACTGGATTAAGAAGGACTATTCAATAGATGATTTAATAAATAAAAAATATTTAAAACCAGATTCTATTAACCATAAAGACTTTGCATTAATAAGAACTAAAACAGAAGAAGACAGAATTAAATATATAAAAAAAATATTGCAAAGAGGTTTTGATCTAGAAGGCGATATTAGAGTTAAATATGCAAATATTCACACAGTAAAAGGCCTTACATTTGATAATATAATTGTAGATTTAACAGCAACAAGATTAGAAGATTATTTTACACAGTTAAGATTAAAGTATGTAGCTTATAGCAGAGGAAGAATAGACTGCTGGACAATTGCATCACAAGGAAAATATATATTAGGAGGTAGACGATGAGTGGCATATATAAAAAACAGGTAGGCGGAACTCACTATAAATCTATGGTGATTCAGCCATCAGAATTTATTAACAAAAATAATATTCCATTCGCCGAAGGAAACGCAATTAAATATTTATGTCGTCACAAACAAAAAAATCAAAAAGAAGATTTATTAAAAGCAAAACATTATATTGACATGGCAATTGATAGAGACTATCCTAATGAAGTGAAAGAAGAAAAAAAGAATTCGTGGGGAATACTTAAGTAATGTGTAATACTCCAGAAGATTTAGATTTAAAAGGCATTAATACCGTTGCTATCGATATAGAAACATACGATCCAAATTTAAAAACAAAAGGGTTAGGCGCCATTAGAAACGATGGTTTTATCTGTGGTATTGCTATTGCCACAGGCAAAGATACCTGTTACTTCCCATTACATCACGCAGATACAGAACTTACCATGGGTAGAAAACTAAAAATATGGAAAGTTTTAAACGAGAAAATATTTCAGAATGAAAAAATTACAAAAGTATTTCATAATGCAATGTATGATGTTTGCTGGATTAGAGCCGTTACAGGCTCCATGATAAAAGGTAGGATTGTAGATACTATGATAGCTGCATCCGTTATTGATGAAAATAGATTTAGATATTCTTTAGATTCTTTAAGTAAAGATTATATTAATGACTCAAAATATAAATACAATCTACAACAAAAAACTTTAGAATGGTCTGGGGGTATGGTGAAAGACCCTATGTCTAATATGCATAAACTACCTTCGTCTATTGTAAAAGACTATGCAAAACAAGATGTAGATTTAACTTTTAAATTATGGAAGTTATTTAATAAAAAATTGGACGAAGTATTATACACTAAAGAAAATGGAGAGCAAAAGACTTGTAGAAAAATATTTGAATTAGAAACAAAATTATTTCCTTGTTTAGTTGACATGAAATTTAAGGGAGTTAAAATAGATGTCCAAAAAGCTAAAAAGTTTGGCGACCACCTCAA